ATCCGATAGCCGCCAAGATGGTCGGTATGCTTCACTGTGTCGCAGCCATCGCACATAAACTCATCGTCGCTTAATTCCACAAGTAACTCCAAAAGCGCCCGAAGGCGCTAGGTTGATTGATTAAAAAGGCGGATGGTCAAAGTCAGGCTGTGCATATTGCTGCGGAGCTTGATTATACTGAGACTGCGCTGGTCTTGGAGCTTGGTTGTAAGCTGGCTGCTGACCATGCTGTGGCTGCTGAGCTGGTCGCTGCTGTGGCGCTTGCTGTTGCTGGCTTTCCTGCTTACCGCCCAAAGTCACTTTCTCAACGCGCAGTGTGATATACGTCTTGCCCTCATGCTCGCGCGTTCCCATCTCGCCAGATACCACAACAAACTGGCCTTTTTTAAGATATTGCACTAAGCCTGATTCTGCTTGCTTGCCCCATAATGAGCAGTCAACCCAGATAGTTTGCGCTTTGTCGCCGTAGCCTGATTTCATTGCTAGGCTAAAGCCAGCGACGTTAGTGCCGCCAGCGTTGCGCACTTCCGCATCGCGGCCAATATTTCCAGAAATCGTCAGTACATTCATTAAATTTTACCTTCTCTTTGTTGTTTAAAATATTCCCAATGCTGACCAAATGTAACGCCTAATGAGTTAAGCGCTTCATCCATGTCAGACACGAATTGCGGCACTGCATCGCGCAAAGTTGCCTGCATTTTTTCGTCAATGTCAGTTGCATGGTGATGCAAGTTTTGGCAAAGCACCATGCGCGGATCGTACTGTGCAAAAATGTGTCGCTCTGCGCCAGTCGCAAAAATTTGGAACTGAGCTTGCCATAACCATGATTTTTTGTTTCCGCCGAATGCTGCAAACTTGATAAAATTTGAGCCGTCGTATGGCGCTTTGATTTCTACAATCGTGTTATCAAATAAGCCATCTGGCGACACGCCAACGCGCATATCTGCATTCATGTATACAAACGGCAACTCTTTGATTTCGACAAAGCCTAGCGCTGCTGATAAGGCGTCGCGCGCTACTGGTTCGTATAAATTACCATGCTCTAGCTGCTTGAATGGCAATTCATCAGGAGTCGCACAACTGCAAATCTGATTGATAAGGCTTGCCATGTAACTAGCCCTGCCTTCGCTGTCACGCTTAGCAACGATTTTATCAGCATTGCTGGCACTTAATACGCCAGCTTTCATAATGTGCCAAGCATCATCTTTCTGCTCAACTTGTGTAGGGTTAAAGCCAAATACTGACTCAAGTGTCGATAGTTGCGCGATAGCGCGATCATAAATGCTCATAAAATCCAATCCAATGTATCCATAGTTTCAATTGTTTCATTACCGTCATGCTCGCTGATTCTGTATGGTCCGTTAACCTCTTCAATTCTGAGCTTTGAGCATGGGCCACTCGCTTCATCACCAAGTTTTTCAATGACAGCAATGAGGACATTATCATGCCTGTCAATATCGTCACATGATGACCCGTATTCATAATCAACAAGCCAGCCTGCAAAATTATCGCCTTTTAAGCAAGCGCCGCCCCATTGTGGATTTCCGGAAATCTCCCTGCCAAGCAAAACTCCAGCTCTTGATAATCTGAAACCGCCGAAACATGCGTTGTATGCAACTTTTCTCATGGCTTAGCCTTTAATGCTTTGATTGCTGCTTGAGCTTGTTGCTCTGTTAGGTTGCAGATTGCGTCAGTCTTGAGCCATGCAATCATTTTTGGTTTTGACTCATCAGGCAAAGCGTTGTAATGGTCAGTTAACCACGCCTCTGACTCAAGGCTGATTGGCGTCACATCGCGCACAGGATCGTCCTTGGTGATTCCTTCGCCGCCATCAGTGTTGAGATATTGAATGGCATCATCAAGGCGGTTAACTTTTGGCCAGTATTTTGAACCGCGCTTAACGACGGTTTTACGGCACATTTCTTCATAGTCAGTAACCCAAGGCCCTGATGGTGGTTTGCCTTGCTTGCCGCCACTAAAAGCCTCTGAGCGTGCGCGAACGTCGTGTAATTGCTTGACGTCCATTTCCTCAGTGAGGTAAGCGCCAGTCGATGTACGCACAACGCAGTAAGCACCAACCAATTCACCGCGATTACCAAAGGCGTTATATTTATGAATTGGCGCAGTGTCAATTCCTTGGCTTTCGTATGTATCATTTGCATACACAAGCTTTGCCTGCCCAAATTCTATTGAGCCAGTAGACATAGCAAGATGCAAAAGCCCCATGTATGAAACATCAAGACAGATAGCCATGCCTGACTGACCTTTGCGCGGCACTAAGTAAGCGTGCTTGCTGGCAGGGTTAAGGCTTACACCAATCGCAGCAGCATTACGCAATGCGTTTTGCACTGATACAGGATTCTGTTGTGCAATGCTCATTGCAAACTGGCTAGCGCTTAAAAGCTGCATTGCATAATTTGCTTCTGCCGGCCAGTTTACCGCATTGTGCGCAGTGATTAATTGCAGGCATTCAGGCTCTACGCCTTTAACCATGTCTGGAATTGTCATTAAATTGTTCATTCACTCACTCCAAAAGACGCGCCAGAAGGCGCATAAAATTAATACTGAATCACTAAACGTCCAGCAGCGTTTTTAGCTGCCAACGTGATCACGACCTTAGCTTGTTCTTCTGTAAATCCTGCTCCGACCAGCGCAGTTAAAATTTCACGGTTTACAGATGCGCGGTGTTGCTTGTTTGCAGCTTGGCGATCAGCTTCTGCTTTCTCTGTTGCTTGCTGCTTCTCAATGCGTAAACGCTCAGCTTCAGCAGCTTGTTTAGCGCGGATTTCAGATTGCTGGCGCTCCCATTCTGCGCGCTGTTCTGCTTCAATTCGTTGGCGCTCGGCTTGTTCAGCTTGCAGCTTTAACTGCATCTGTTGGCGTTCGCTTTCTAACTGACGATCACGCTCAGCCTTTTCCGCCGCTTCACGTTGGCGCTGCGCTTCTTGCTCGGCTTGACGTCTTGCATTATCAGCAGCTTCACGCATTAACCGTTCTTCGCGCTCTTTCTGTTCGCGCTCGGCGGCTTCTTTGCGTAGTCGCTCCAGCTCTGCCTGCTGAGCTTCAAACTCAACAGCAGCAGAGTGGCGCTGCTTGAGTTGTGCAATCGCTGAATCTTTAGCTGCAACATATTTTGACAGATATTCTTCACAGTGATCGCCAAGCATCCTGCTTTCAATTTCAGCAAGTGCGCCAGCAATTTCCGCGGATGTAATTCCTGATTGCGCCCAGTCTGCAAAAGATTGAATATTTGCAACGTGCGCGGATTCACGCGCTTTTTCTGTATCTTCCCACTCGGTCAGAGGTTTACGAACTTCATCTTTCCACGCGTCCAAAATGTCACGGATGCGCTTACGCTCTGCATCAACTAGCTTTGGCTGCTCTTTCAGCTTATCGACTAACTCCTTGCCGATACCGTCTAAATAGGTTTTAGACTTAGCTACACTGTGCGCAATTGATGCGATAGCGTCACGGCCTTTTTTGCTGGTAACGTCTGGTTTGAATTCATCGATCAACTTGCGAACACCAACCAGAATTGGATCTAACCCTTTTTCGGTTGTAAACAGTTGCAGCGCGTTTTCTTTCTGGACTACTACTAATTGAGTTTCTTCTTTCATTTCATTCTCCACGTTGTTGGTAATGAGTAATGTAATGCAAAACTTGCAACTCGTCAAGAGGAGTGTTATATTTTGCATGTCAATTAATCAGAGGGCTACACAATGACAGATTTAGTAATGATCACCGATGGCAAACCAACCGCAAGCTCTAAGGCTATTGCTGACTTCTTTAATAAGAATCACAGGGATGTTTTGCGCGATATTTCAAACCTTGATTGCTCTGACGAATTTAGAGAGCGCAATTTTGCGCGGTCCTCTTACAAGTCTTTGCAAAATAAAACTTTGCCGTGCTACGAAATGACGAAAGACGGCTTTTGCTTTTTAGCAATGGGCTTTACTGGCAAAGAAGCCGCTAAATGGAAAGAGGCTTTTATTTTAGCGTTTAACCAGATGGAGGAAATCATTAAGTCAAGCGGCGGCATGATGGAGCAAATTAATCAGGCGATCAGCATCATGGAGCAAGACAAAGACATTGCCAGTAAATGCGGCAAAGGTCTATCAGCGTGGAGGAAGGTTAAGAAAGAGCATGTAAAGCAAATTGAGCGCCTTAAAGATGCCGCGCAATTAACGCTCGGCTTTAAGATGGGAGAATGACATGCACTGGTTTAAGCATGATGCAGACGCCAGCCAAGATGCAAAATTGCAGAATGTTCTGCTTGATTATGGGCTGGAGGGGTACGGGCTTTACTGGTATTGCTTAGAGCTTATCGTTGGCAAAATTGACGTTGATAACATAACTTTTGAGCTTGAGCATGATGCTCGAATAATTGCTAGAAATACAGGAAGCACAGCGCAGAAGGTGGAAGAAATGATGCGCTACTTTGTCGCTCAAGGTCTTTTTGAGTCTAACGCATCAGGCAACGTAACTTGCTTAAAGCTTGCAAAAAGACTTGATAAATCAATGACTAGCAATTCAAGGATGCGAGAATTAATTGATAAAATAAGAGGTAAAAATCATGATGCAGTCATGATTAGTCATGACGATAGCATGATTAATCCTGATGGAGTCATGCAAGATAAGATAAGAGTAGATAAGAAAAGAGAAAAAGATCTTGTCGATTCTGTCGAATCGCCTAGTGAACAAAAAGCAGATTTTTTATCAGAATTGTTTGATAGGTTTTGGGGTCATTACAAAACGAAGCAAAGCAAGCAGGCTGCTCAAAAATCTTTTTACAAGTTTCTGAAAGGAAAATCAGAAGGGCAATCCAGATTCTGGATGAACTTAATGCTTGCATACTACATGGATTGCAGAGAGCGTCAGGTTGTCGGGTATGACGCATTGCACGCCTCGACGTATATTAACCAAAAGCGCTGGGAAGATAACCCAGAATTCATGCAAAACTTTAAAGCGGAGTGGTTAGCTGAAAATGGTCAATAACATGGAAACACTAACAAACCTAATGGCTGAGCGGTCAGTCGTTGGCGCAATGATGATAAACGGCGGTACTGATGCAGCTACTTTTGCGCTTGACCTTCTTGTTGATTCTGATTTTTATTTTAGAGATACCCGCATTGCATGGAAGGCTATTGCCGCGGTAAGCCAATCAAGCAATCCGATAGACCTGATAACCGTTACGGATTACATCGATTCACATGGGTTAAATCTTGAGTTTCATGCTGTAGCTGCCATGTGTAACGAAACTCCAAGCCAAGCAAACTTGAAGCGTTATTCAGAGCTGGTAAAGCAGTCATCAGTTTTAAGGTCTGCATATACTGCTTGCCTAAACGCTGCGGAACAAATTAATGAAAATGGAGATCCAGACGAAAGAATATCAAGCGCGATGCAGACTCTTTCAACTATCGGACAAAGCTCTGCCACTGGTAGCGATGCAGTTTGCGCTTCTGATGTGCTTGGTGAGGTTTTAGAAGATATGAACGCCGCCATGATGAATGGCTGTAAAGTTAATGGCTATAAAACTGGTTTCGAAAACATAGACAGAATTATTCCAGCGCTTGAGCCTGGAGATTTTATGATTCTTGCCGCAAGGCCATCAATGGGAAAAACCACACTTGCAATGAATATTGCTGAGAACGTTGCCTACTTAAACGAAAAGCGCGGCAGAGTTTTGTTCTTCTCGCTTGAGATGCCAAAGAAGCAACTAATGCAGAGGTCAATGTCTCGGCTTGGCGCTGTCCCTGCCGCAGCTATCAGGAATGGCTCCGCATTGACAGATGACAAAATGGCTGGCGGCATTTCTGAAGCGATGCGAGTAATTACTGCTAATGCTGGAAACTTCTTAATTGACGACCGCGGCGGTTTACATATCTCGCAAATGAGAGCAAAGGCCAAGCGGGTGAAAATGAAGTACGGCGAAATCGCTTTAATTTTGGTGGATTACATTCAGATAGCTAAGGGCGATGGAGAAAACCAAAATATCAAAGTTGGCTCTATCTCATCTGGCTTAAAGGAGATGGCAAAAGAAATCGGATGCGCAGTGATTGCCTTATCTCAACTGAAGCGGATTAAGGGCGGAAAGCCAACGCTTGAGGATTTGCGAGATTCTGGAAGTCTTGAGCAAGACTGTGATATTGGCATGTTTTTGCATGATGAAGATTACGAAGGAAACCGCGGAGAGCATTCATTGACCGAGGTTTTTATTGCCAAGCAGCGTAACGGGCCAATCGGTGAAACATTTCTACAGCCGCAATTGCACCTTAACAGATTTGTGGACACAAACAGACTTCCCGCGGCAAAGCCTGAGCAGGAAGAAAAGAAATTTGCAAAAAAGAGGTATGACCAATGAGCTTTATCCCAGTAACAAACAACCAAATACCAGAGCATCCAATGCAGATGATTTTAGTAATTACAGAAAATTATCGGCGGTATAAAATTCTCGCGAGGTTTGCGCCTAACTTGACAGAGAAGATAACCAGCTACAAAAAGGTGATTCGTGGATAAGTACAAGCAAATAATCAGCAGCCGAGACAACTTAGTTCAGGCGTTTAGATATGCTGAGTCGTTTGGTTATGAGCGGCCTTATGTTGTTGAGATTAAGCCGCTGACAAGGACTGTTAAGCAAAACGACCTAATGTGGGCGTTGCTGACCGATATCAGCGAGCAGGTTATTTGGCACGGTCAGCGACTTAGTAAAGAGAACTGGAAGGATGTTTTAACTGCTGCGCTAAAAAGCCAGTCAGTAGTTCCAGGGATTAGCGGCGGATTTGTAGTGCTAGGCCAATCAACCAGCAAAATGACAGTTGCAGAGATGATTGATGTTATCGAATTGAGCTACGCATTTGGCGCGCAGAATGGAGTGAAATTTAAAGATGAGCAGATGCAAACAATGCCGAAAGCCAGCAAGTAGCAGATTCGGCCTGCACACGTTTTGCGATACTGAGTGCGCTTATCAGTTTGCGATTGCGGCAAAGGAAAAGGCGGCAGCTAAAAAGCAAAAGGAGTTTAACGCAGAGACTCGGCGGCGAAAGGTTGCGCTAAAGAGTCGCAGTGATTGGCTCAAAGACCTTCAGACAGTATTTAATAAATTTATCCGACTGCGCGATGCTGGCAAGCCATGCGTTAGCTGTGGGCGTCCTGATGGCGATGACCACCAAAGGCATGCTAGCCATTACAAAAGCCGTGGAGCGCATCCTGAGCTTGCGTTTAACGTGCTTAATTGTCATGCAAGCTGCGCCACCTGTAATAACTTTCTGTCAGGTAACTTGGTGCCTTACCGCATTGAGCTAATAAAGCGAATTGGCGCTGAAAAAGTCGAATGGCTTGAAGGCAAGCACGAGCCACTAAAGATGACAATTGAGGAAATCAAGATTTTGATTGCCGAATATAAAATGAAAATAAAACAACTTGAGAGCTTGCACCAATAATCAAATATGCTATATTCAATTACACAGCGCAGGGCTGTTGATGGAGATTAGAAATGGCAATTCATTACATTGGAAAGCGAGAGGCTGAAAAGCTGTCTGGTTTAAAATTAGATGGCAGAAGGAAATACTTTTTATGGGATGGCTTAGTGTCATTTTCTGCAAAATTCACAACAGTATGTAGTGGTTGCTCTGATGACTCAGAATATTCAAGCTCAAACATCGGACATGGCTGTAGTGAATGCGGTTATACTGGCAAGCGAGTTATGTCTTTTCCGTGCCCCGCAAACCCAAAGCAAGTTAGAATTTAATAGAGGCATTAATGAAACCAATCGCAGAACTTATAAAACAATACGGTACGCAAAAAAAGCTTGCTGAGGCTATGGGTACGAATCAAGGCCAAGTGTCTAGCTGGCTTCGATATGGTGCGCTGGTGACTGACGATGGCGCTGTATGGGTTAAGCGGCGTGATGGGGTTGATGGGTTGGGATTGTTTGGGGAGGGTGCGGAATGAAACGAATGAGCGATGTTTTTGAGTTGCCGATTACGGATAATAACCTTGGTTACGTTATCGATAGAACTACATATGAAGAAGATTTATTAATCATCCGCGCAATAAACCACGTTGACGCGCTGGCTGATGCTTTGGCTCGCGTCGTGATGAATGCAGAAGATCGCGCATTTGAATTATGGCTTGATAAAAATCACCCGTCAGGAGACGTTTCTGAGGTGCAGTACAAATTTGAACAGTGTTCTGAGTTCAAGGATTTTATTGATGAATTCGGTGAAGCACAAAAAGTGCTTGCTGCATACCGAGGTGAAAAATGAAAAACACAAACGGCAATTTGCCAGCGACACTTGACGGCATTGAGTTTGAATACGTTCAGGGAATAACTTTTGAAGACGGCGCACAGCGTTGTTATGTAAATAAAGACATCGGAGTTCAAGTTACTGTTGAAACTCCGAGAAAGCGTGGAATTTGGGGAGATGCTAAAAAGTTTTATTCCCTGATAGGTTCAAAAGATTTTTACGAGTCTTATTCGGATTTATTGGAGCGCACAGCATGACCGGATTAACCTACCAACTAAAACAAAAAGTGCGCAACGGCTTTGTGAAGCTTAGCGACTTGCGCCCCAATAGCAGAGACATAGCTAAGCGGATGCTGGCTAATGGAGAGCTGTTTGTCGATGGCAAGGGTTATTTGCGCTTGAATGAAGTTTAATTGGAGATTGGATGATGAAAATAGAAACAAAAATAGTAATAAACGGCAAGCCTTGCACTCAAGTTTTTAGCAAAGGTGCATTTAAAGTATTTTCCGTTGACTCATCAATGTCAGACATGGAAACGCTGTACTTTGTAAATGGTGAAACGGTACTTTTTGAACAGGTTATAAAAGCCGATTGTGGCCAAAACACCGGATTTATATCTGGCATTGATTATAAAGGGTTTAACTAATGAGCGGCTACGACAACTGGCGCTGCACAGACACCGCAGCAGATGAGCAAGCAGAGCAAGACGCAAGAGTTGCTGCATTAGCCGAGCGAATACGCCTACAAATGGTTATGGCGGACTTTATCGACGAAATAGAGATAAGTGCCAGCTTAAACACAGAATGCTGTCAGGCGATAACCAAGGCGTTTATGGAGGGGGTTAATCCTGCGATACTACTGCACAACTATGCACAGGATTGGTTGGATGCTGAGAGTGTTCGACTGGCTAGGGAGAGATTGAAATGAGAGTGCTAGGGCTTTTTTCTGGTATAGGCGGCTTTGAGCTTGGTCTTCAGCGTTCAGGCATGAAAATCGAAGCCTATTGCGAGATTGAAAATCACTGCCTAAAAGTTTTGCGTAAAAACTTCCCAGAAGCGGATGAATTCCTAGATATTCGAGGGGCATCATTCGGGAGTTATGACGTAGTTTGTGGCGGGTTTCCTTGTCAAGATATAAGCATCGCAGGTAAAAACGCAGGCTTACTTGGCGGAGATAAGTCGTCGCTGTGGAAAGATTTTATAAGGGTGATAAGTGATGTCAAACCAAAATACGCAATCATTGAAAACGTCAGCGCATTGCTTGGCAGAGGACTTGAAATTGTTATACAAAACCTTGCCGAAATCGGGTACGACTCGACTTATACGGTGTACGACTCAAAATACTTTGGAGTTCCACAGCGTAGGCGCAGAGTTTACATCGTGGCAGTCCGTGACGGAATCCCCGAAGGAGCCGATTTGCTCAACTTTGCAGAGCGTGATAGATCCTGCCCTGCACACCGACAAAAAGTTACATCTGTCGAAAATGGCTTTGCTTGGGATTTTACGAAGGGAGAAGGAGAGTGGGATCCCTTTGCCTTTTTTACTCGCCAGCGCAGCGACCAATTTAGCGCGTCAGGACTAAGCTCAACTTTGGCAAAGAGAGATTATAAAAGCTACACAGATGTATTAGTTGTTAACGGCTTAGTTAGGAGAGTGTCCCCATCAGAGCGGCTTTTGCTGCAAGGCTTCCCGCGCGACTGGTGGGAAGGTTGCGGGTTGACGGAAAGCCAAAAGTACACATGTAACGGGATGACCGTTCCGGTTGTTGAGCATATTGGCAGACTTATACTGGAGTTCGATAAAAATGTTTGATTTTGAAAAAGTGACTGATTTTGAGTCGCATATACAACTATCTATACCTAACTATTCTGGGCTTTGTGATGTTTTTAGGGCGCTTGTATCTGAAGACACTCACAGCGGCGGCGTTGTTTTGGATATAGGTTGTAGCACTGGATTTTTTCTTAACAGCATAAGTAAGGAGAGGAATGTTAGGTATGTTGGTTGTGACGTTGTTGACATTAGAAGGTCGGATTCATTTGAGTTCGTTCAGTGCGATGCAGGATCTTTTCTTAAATCAAACCCATCTGCTGACGTTGTGGTTTCAATGTTTACGCTTCAATTTTTAGGGAGGCACAAGCGAGCCATCGTCCTGAAAGAGATAAAGAGGTTGGTAGATGGCGGGGCCGTGTTCCTAGTTGCTGAAAAAGTATTTATGCCAAGCAAGGTCGAAAGCGTTTTAAAAAAAGAGCATGTTCAACAGAAAAGAAAGCATTTTACGGACTCGGAAATACTGGATAAAGAGCGAGAGCTATTCGGCTCAATGCACTGTGTCACTTTGGGGGGTTTTAGGCGAGAATTAAAAAAATTAGGCGCTTGCGTTCCTGTGTGGCAGTCATACAACTTTATAGCCTACCATGTATCAAAAGGATAGGATAAGATCGCGTATTTAGGAGATAAAAATGACAAAACAAACCGCAGTCCTCAATCTCTGTCTAGCACGACACATTGCTAGGCTAGAAGGTCGCAACGAAGCCATTGCAATCACCAAAGCAGCAAGGCGCATACGTGACGAAACAAAAGACAAGGCGCTATACGAGCTGGTCAAGATGTACGCCGGAGATATTGCGCCAGCTACGGTTGGCGGCAAACGGTTAACGGGCGGCAAGCTTAAGGTTATGTCTGTTGCTAAGCTTGAGAGCGGCTTGCGTGAATTTGGTGTTTTGTGAGTTACTTGAAAATAAATAGAGGTATTCAATAAAATAGTTTGACAGTATTGGCATTTGTGCGTATATTTAACTCATCGAAACGCAATAACGCGAATCACAGTGGAGATGTAAAATGAAAACATTATCAGAAAAGAAATTTCAAAAAGATTTAGCCTGTCTTCAGGAGACGTTTTATTGGTCGCCATGCTCAAGAAAATGCGAAGGCGTTTCAGTGAATTTTATTAAAAAGTCAGTCATTCCGTCATTCAGCAACATGATTGAGCAAGCCGAATCTATATTGAAAGATGCTGAGTCTTTAAAGACAAAGCAGCTAGCCTCTGACTTTATTGACCGAGTTAAG